GTGATGAACGCTCGGAATCCCGGGCTCGTCGGTGTCGGAAGCCATCGGCGCAGCGGGCGTGCTGTATCCCTCGAGCAGCAGCTCGCCGTCGCTGCCGGGCGCGGGCACAAGCTGGACAGAGAGCCCATCTTTCACAAGGTAGCAGGGGTCGTCCGCCGGCATGTCGCGCCAGTACATCACGTTGCGGTCCATCCACTCGCGCGTGCGCAGGGCCAGAGGCGAGCGCAGAGGGTCGCCGGTAGCGCGCCACGCGAGGTAGCTCAGTTCGTAGAGCCTTGGGTCCAGGGCGTAATGGGCAACGCCCGCCGTAACCGCAATCTCGCACAGCCCGGGGTGCGTTTCAGCCGTCACCCGCAGCATGCGCCCGCGGATGGCGGCCTCGCCCTGGGCTTCGTTGAGATAGTCGCGGACCTCTTCGTCCGAGCAAAAGCCCGGAACTTCGATGTCATGCGCGGCCACGCGGTAGCGCGCAACGAGCTCGGCGAGCGTCATGTCAGCGCGCTCCGAACTGCTCGATCAGGCTCACGACCTCGCCGCGCAGCGTGTCCAGGCCGCGGCGCTTGTCGAGGTGGACCTCGTACTTGAGCGCATAGGCTTCGAGCGCGCCCTTGTCCATCGTGTCGACCAGCATCAGCATGGCCTCGGTCTCGTTGCGCTCGTCGTGCTCGCGCTGGGCTTGGGCGGCAATCGCGGCCTCGGCATCGCCGGGCTGCTCGGTGAGTTCCGCTTCGTCGGCGCGGCTGAATTCGGCAAAGCGCAGCAGCGTCCGGGCGTCACGCTCGGGAACGCGCTTGGCGTCGCCGGGCTCCCACTCGTTGCGCAGCGGCGTGCGGTCCCGGTAGGGCTTCTTGCCCTCGTACTTCACGGCGATGAGTTGCATGCTGTCCTCTCGTGCAATCGGCCAGCCGGGGATCACCCAGCCGGCCGATTCATGGCAGTTACGCCACACCTTCGTTGATGGCGAAGACGATGATTTCCAGCTCCGACGCCTTGGCGTTGGCCGCGATCGCGGTGGTCAGCGTCAGCCATGCCTCTTTCGGCAGGGTCACACTGGTGTTGCTGGTCGCGTTGCGGTAGCGGCCGGCGGTCGCCACGGTAATGCCGGTGCCGAAGAAGTCGTCGTCTTGCGGCACGGCCGTCGAATCCACGCCGTCGGCGTAGGCAAAGCCCACTTTGGCGGTGATGGTGGCGGTGAGTCCGGTCTTGACGACGACCTCGCTGTCGATCAGGCAAAAGCCCGCCGGCAGAAGGCCGATCTTCACGGTGTCGCCCGAAGCGACGGCCGCGGTCGAATCGCCACCTTCCACGGCGCCAGATGCGACGGTCTTCAGGACGTAGCGAAACGCGGTCAGGTTGCCGTAGGGCGCCGCGCCGAGTTGGTTGGACGGGTCGGGGATGCCGAGTTTGGTGATGGTGGACATGGTGTTCAGTTCTCCTTGGCGGGCGCCACCGGGTCAGGTGACGCCCTGTTGCTCAGGTGGTCGCGTTACTGGCGCGCGCCGATGATGGGCACGGCGGTGTCGATGGCGACGATGCCGTGGTCGGTGTAGTGCTTCACGCCGTTGCCCTGATCGACCAGCCAGCGAACCTTGCTGATGCCCTGGATGGCGCCGATCAGCAGTTCCATCTTGTCGTCGTGGTCGAACTCCTTCTCCTTCCAGAAGAAGGGCATGCCGCCGTGACCGGACGCAGCGAACGCCTGGGCGATCGCCTGGCCGCCGAGCAGGATGGCGCGGTCGATCGCGTGGGTCGTGCCGAAGCCGGCCGGCACCAGCGCGGTCGCCTCGGTCTCGGCGGTATGGCTGGCGCAGTAGCTGATGGCGTCGCCCGCGTAGAAGCGGATCGGCTTGGGCATCTTCATGATGAGGACGCCGTTCCACAGCCCGCACTCGCCCAGGAACAGCGGGTGCTGCTTGGCCTTGCTCGCGCGCGCCAGGGCGTTGGCCTGGAACTGGCGGAAGTTCGGGTCTTGAGCGAACGAGTGGTACTGCGCCGGGGAGACCAGCAGCACGCGCAGCGGCGAGTCTTCGGCCACCACGTCCCCGGGGATCTTGACGGCCGGCGGCGGCAGGGCGATCGACTCCATGGTCGTGCGGATCGCATCCACCACGTCCATGCTCAGAACGTCGGTGGTCGCAATGTCCACATCCGCACCCGAGAGCGCGAACGGGATGATGCCGTTGGTGCCGTCGGCAATGAAGTGGCGGTTCTTGGTCGGCGCCTTGACCGGGTTCACCGCCATGGCGGCAAACTTCGGGTTGGCGGCGACCGGAATGCGCCACTCGATGTTGTCATGGAAGCCTCGCGCGCCGGCCATGTGCACCAGCAGGGACTGGTCCATGTAGCTGTCCATCAGCGACTGCGCGACCGGGCGGCCCAGGCGGCGGAAATCCACGGCCGAGCGGATGCTCGTCATGGTGTCGCCGAGATCGACCGGGAAGCGCGCCTGATTGACGCGTACGCGGGCGGTGTCGTAGCTCAGCCCGGTGCCCTTGCCCTCGGCGGTCTCGCTGCCCATGATCGGGTAGGCGCCAACAGGCTGCAGGAACTGGAACTCGACCTCATCGCCCTTGCCGCGCGACAGGTCCATGGTCTTGACGATCGGCAGATCGGTGCTGGTCTGTTTGCGCACGACTTCACCGGCTGCGGCCTCGCCCTTGGGCATGGGGCCGGACAGGCGGCCCATGGTGCTGTTGCGCTGCATCGCCTGGGCAAAGAGGCCCGCGGCGAGGACGCGCTGCTTATCCGCGGCGGAAGCCGGGACGTTGGTCTTGGTGGTCATGTTCGATGACTCCTATGGATTCAGATGAGGTTGTCCAGCAGGGCGTCGCGTTGCTCTTGGGTCATCGCGGCCATGCGGTCGAGCAAGGCGGATGTGTTGCCGGCTGCGGCGAGGGTCTGCTGCGTTTCGTCCATGGGCGCCGCTCCGGGCACTTCGGACAGGGAGTTCGGCACACGGCGGACAGGCGCCTCCGGCGCGGTGCGTGCGGTGCTGGGGTTGGGTTGCGGCGGCTTGGTGGCGCGGAAGGCGTCGAAGACCTCGATCACGTCTTTCGCTTCGCCCTTGGTCAGTGCGCGCTCGACGCCGGCCTTGGCGAACGCGGGCAGGTTGTCGCGCCACGCGGCGAACTCGGCCGACTCGACAATCTCGTCCGCGTCCTTGTGGGCGGCGTAGATCGCGTCGTAGTGGGAGGCGGTCGCCGTCTTGGCTTCCTGCGCGCGAAGGGGGGCGAGCTCACGGCGGATGGTGTCGTGCAGCTCGGCACGAACGGTCTCCATCGCGCGGCGATTGAGCTCGGCCACGCCCTTTGCCAAGTCCTCTTCGGAGAAGTCGCCGAAAATCGACAGATCGACGCCCTCGGTCATCGCCTTCGTGGCGACGGCGAGGTTCGCGTCGGTCGCGGTCTGCGCCTGCCCGGCGTTCGCGCGGTCCTGCGCGTCGGCCTGCACGGCGGCGAGGTTTCGCTGCTGGGCGCTGGTCAGCTCGGCTACCTGCTGCTCGAGCTGCGCGATGCGGTCCTGCGCGGCCTTGCGGGCTTCGCGGGCCTCGGCCAGCTTCTCGTAGGGGATCGTGTAGGCGCCGGACTTGGAGAGGATCGGCGCGCCCTCGACTTCCGTCTCGGTGCTGGCGTCCTGCGTTTCGGTCTGGCCTTCGTCGGCAGAGGCGGCAGCGGGCACGCCTTCGGTGCTGGCGTCCGGCTGCTCGGCGGGGGCGTCATCGTCCTGAAGCGTCCCGTCCAGGGCGGCCTCGAGGAGTTCGGCGGCGGTCATGCTCATTTGCGCTTATCCAAGCTGCGGGCAACATTGCGCGGGCAGTTTGGTTGGGCGAATGCACAAGGCTCCAGCCCTACAGGGGGTAAGGATTGGGCGGA